CCATCAATTTGTTGTGTCATTTGTGATCTTGATATCGTCATACTATCTCCTTTGCACTTCCCATTATTGGTTTATATTTAGTTTTTCCTTCTGATTTATAAGCGTGTAAAAATGATGCTCTTGGTGTTCCCTCAATCCAGCTACAATGTATCCAACCGCTGTTTGGTTCACCCGGAGTGTAGAACTCAAGGATGAGCTGGTCTGGTGAAAGATTATTTTTAATCCAATCAAATAGTTCAGCGTTGTCTGTGCCAACACATTCGAAATCCGCCGCCTCAGCTTTTGCATGCTGGCTGTTTACTGAGCTACCGATGGCAGCACAAAGCTCAGGACTTCGATAGCCCGACGTTATCTTTACTCTGCCGAAATGATCACGGACAGGTTGCAAGATATTTTCACATAATGCTTTTAATTTTTCTATTTGTTCTGCATTAGGATTATTGTTTATACCCTTCCTAATTGCAGTATCTGATTTGGTAAGCTCAGACAAAGTGAAATTTCGTGAAAGATTCATAATTACTCCAATATTAGTTTTTTAATAGATAATGATCCATCTATATTTTTTTCAAGTTCGGCCATTGACTTGATGCAAGTATAATTTATGTTATTATTTTTATTAGTTCTCATCGCGATGCGTTTCCCCTTAAGGCAATCTGACATAGATTCTTGTATTCTGTGTTCCTTGATCTCTCCGTTGACAATCATAAGTAAGGCAATAATTAACTCTGTCACAATATCTTACCTTTGTTTTCACCTTTTTTAATAATATATTTTTGTGTACCATGTTTGCCGTGTTCAACAGACTTTTTTAAATTCTTAATAAAGTTCATTTGTTTAGCTTTCTTTTCCATGTCAGAAATATATTGCACAACTTGTCTAGTAATTCTTTGATCCATTTTCTCTAACCTTATCTTTTAATTTTTCAATATCTTCCAATGCTTTATCTAACTGTTCTCTTAAAAATTCTATATTAACTTTATTAGTCATATTCATTTCTTGAGTTTCTTCCATTTTCTCTACAGTCTTATAAAGATCCTCTATCAAAAAATGTTGTTCTTGATCCGTAGGGACTTGCTCACTTTTTTTAAGCAAATCATTTGTAAATAATTCTCTTGATGTCTCTAACGATACCAACCTCGCCGTCAGCTCTGTGTAACCGAGCACGCCCATTCCAACAAGAATTATAAGGCTAGCAACCGTTTTCATCGGCATCTGTACTGCAGCCGACTCCGATATATTTAAAGGTTTTTTACTCATCTTTCTTTTTATGATACATCTCGTAAAACATATTGTCACTATCCTCGGTTACAAATTCCGAATCTTCTGCATCCCAATAAGTATTTTGGACTTTATAGTCAGGCCAGCTGTTATCAGTAGTATAGCTATTAATGTGCCACAAAAGGCGATTATTAGGCTGAGCTGCATAATTGCCGTTATCAAGCTCCAATATATGTGCACACTTATGTTCTTGAGGAATTTCAGAGTGTTCAGTATCCAATATNTTAACGTCTGGATGTGCCCAATCAATCGTAAATAAATATTTACCATGNTAAAATTTTTTATCTAAACCTAGNTATTTGCCCTTTACACCATCCAGCCAATCAAAACAAGTAACACTAGGCCAATAACTAAAACAGTTCCACAGTTCCANTTCATGTACTTGCATATTCGGCACGTTGGATCTATCAAAAGNTTTTTGATAAAACGCTGATATAGGGAGACGCCAGTAACACGCACCGTTTGGTAACATGATATTAAATAAGAGCGCNCGCCCTGATATTGATGTAAGACCGAAGATAACACAGTCTTCACTTTCTCCGTGATGTTTTTTAAGATCATAAAGATACTCCTTTCTAATTTTGCAATATATTGGTGGAAGGTTTGCGTTTAGATATGACATGNTTATATTTTTCTTTCCAATATTTTTCTCTTTCTAAAACTCTAATTCTATATTCGATTTTATCAATACCTAATATTTTTTTCAACCAATTTAACATTTCCATCTTCTTCTTGCTGCACATATTCGTTTTTCAGGAGTCTTGCTACAATTAATATTGTGCATCTTCATCTGACCTTTTGATCTTCTACAATAAGAAGATCTTCTTTTTGCAGCTTTTGAACCTTTCTTAACTTTTCCTGTTACTGCTGTCTTAAGTTTAGAACCAGGATTCATTCGTCTGTATGCACGAACCCCTGCAGAAGTCATACCTGCACCTGATTTAGTAGATCTAAAGTTTCTTTTATTCTTTGAAGGCATTCCACCTTTAGCAAAACCATCAATCTCTATACCTAGATCAGCATAGTAATCCATCTAAAACCTATACTGTTAATCCAGGTCCTGAATACTTATCTGTAAGCAAAGTATAAGCAGTTACTTTAGTTTTGGTTTTACAAAAAAGTCCTTTTGGAAAAAGAATTCCATCTTCAGGAAAGTTAAAATTAATAACATCTCCAGATGGTACATCAGCTTGAAACAAAGTNGCTCCAGNATTTGATGTAGTNGTAAGCTCCAAAGTTCCAGCTCCTGTGCCGTCAGATGCAACAATAATTCCTCTTAGTCTTATTGGTTGCTCTATAATAGCTGTGGCACCTGCCGCAGCGACAGATCTTGTTGCTTGTATATCACTTTTAAAACTCATGTGTTCTCCTAGTTCGTGGCTCCCGAAGGAGCCACTAATTATTTATTAGCTCCAAGGGTTAGCGAATGTACCGTTACCGATTAGTTGTGCACTAACTTGCCAAATTAAACCATCAACTGCTTGACATTCAATTTGAGCACCCATTAGTCCACCTTTTGTAGTGGCTGTAAGTGTTAATGTATCCGTGTTACTTCCGTTAAAAGCTGTTACAGCTCCTGGATCAGTTGCTGTATTATTATAGATAGCCATACCTTTAAATACATCAGCTGTGTTTCTACCTGCTGCAGTTCCTGCGTTTAAAACAAAAGTGTTACCACCTGTTAGATTTGCAGTTAAAACAAAATGATACTTTATTCCTACTCTGTTTAAGTTAGCTGGATCACTTGCACCTGCTGTAGCTCCGTTAGCCGTGTCTATGATTGAGGGTAAATTAAATACAGTGTTTGCGTTTCCTACCTGTATAATTTTTCCTTGATATTGATCAATACCTGCAATGTCTGTTCCACCATCTACAGTTCCTGTAATTGATTGTGCCATGTTTGGACCTGTTCCTAAAAATCCATTTAAAGATCTTACCGGTCCATCAAACGTTGTTCTTGCCATAATGTTTCTCCTCTATAGCGGTTAAATTTTGTAGTCTCTATAGCGTCTGCCTAGCCAGTCTACAAAATTATAATTTTCTAGGTTGTTTACATTATATATAAAAAAAGGGGCAGAGTAAACTCCGCCCCTTTTAGATTGTTAGGTAATTAGATATTACGCAGCACCTGGAGAACCAAAGATTCCTCTAGGGTCAGAGAAGCCGAAGCTGTATCTTTCTCTAGCTTTGAATCTAACGTTTCCTGTGTCGAAATCACCTTCAATCGCAGTTTTAATTGGCGATCTTACGAAGTGTTTCATACCATTTGGTGCGTCAGTCATAATGAAGAATGCATCAGTATCATTTAAGAAATGGTTAATTCTATAACCTTCTGGTATCATTCCCATGTTTGCCATTGCGTTGATATCGTTATCTGCAGTTCCGACTCTTTGAGGTGATCTCATGATTCTCTCAGCAGTAAATTGTAATTCTTTTGGAATTATTAATTTTCTACCTTGAAGAGCGATCTTTAATCCTCTTTCGTCTACGAACGCAGCGATGTCAATCAATGATTGTTCTAACGATGTTTCTGACAAGTCAGCAGCAGTAGATAATTCATTTCTGAATGTTCCACCGTTTGCTAATGGGTGGTCAGTAGTACAAAGTGCTTTACCGTCACCTCCATTAAAGCTTCCGCCTGTATCAAACGCATTGTTTAATACATTCGCCGCTGTGATTTGTTTTGATTGCGCCATTGATCTTGCAAGAGCTCTTGTGTATCTGCCTGCTAATCTGTCGTATAAGTTATCTTCAATTGCCTCTTCTGTGATAGCAAATGCTAACGCCACAGTATTGTGAGTGTATCTTGAAGTGTATACTTCAGAAGCTTGGTCAAAAGTGACCATAGCACCTTCAGCTTTATTTGCTGCTGTGCCAAAGCCAGATAACATTACTTCTTCTTCAAACGCTCTGTCTGAAGTTTCAGTATTGAATATCTCTGCATGCTCATTGTCGTATCTGTTGTATTCCAGGCCAAACAGTGCGTTTAATCCTGGCTCTAGTTCTTTAACTAGTTGTGATCGTGATATAGCCATAAATTATACTCCTGTTCCTTGGTCGTAGAAGTGGTTAACAATTCTAACCAAAACATCTACGTTAGCACTTCCAGCTTCGCTATTTTGCGTATCTTGCGAAATATCAACAGCTTGAAGTACAGTACCACTTACTGTTAATCCAGAAACACTGTG